CGAAATCGTTGTCCGCACGCTAGAAGCCATGAACCGCAAGGTGTTGCAGATCATCCGCAACATGACGGCGACGATGGATGCGATATTACAATCGGATGGGTTTAGGATTGGCCGTAGCTTCTTTAGGGCATTAGGTGACGGTTTTGTGGCAGAAGAAGCGGCGTTGCTCTCCCGCGCATGGTGGGTGGCGGATGAGATCCGACGTGCGTTTGCGAGTTGGGGTCATGGTGGTGATATACATCCGTCGCATGCGGCGGTGAACGCGGCAAATAGCTGGGCTATGAATCATCCGGATTTGATAGCAGCAATGGCGGAGAATGCGCCGATGGCGGCGCAGAGTGCGACTATAAAAGTTCCGTCAATTGACGGAACATATGAAAGCCACATGACTCTATGTGTACGATGTGTATCGCACATATAGAGCCGTGTGGTTTTTATATACGGCGAGTAAAATATGAAAGGAGTGATGCGTATGAGTGCATAAATATAGAGACGCAAGAAGCGTCTCTACTGACCAGTGAACAAAAAGAACATATGCCATGGTTCATGAGGTAAGTAAATCCAGCCTATCAATATTGAGAACATGAACAAGCTGTACAGTGTGAAAATGACTTTCGCAAAGATAGGTACTTTGAGTCTCCATAGCCAAATAATCCCGATGGGAGGTAAAAAGGTTAGACAGAAAAGTAGAAACGGCGGAGGCTTAGAATGCGGCACAGACCCTTCATCACATCCCGAACGTTCTTTCGGTTTGGGGGGGGCAGAATCTTGCTTTATTTTTTCCAACTCTAACTCCATTCTTATTCTTTCCATCTTTGCTTGCTCCAACGCAAGCTCGTTTTCTTTATCTTTTAAGTCGGTGGGTTCGTTCGAGTCCACTAAAATCCCTCGTTTCCATAAAAGTATATATGTAGAGTTGGATTTATTGTACTATGGCAGTGATAAAAAAGCAAGAAAAATACTAAATAAGAAAGGAGAAACATATGGAATTATTCGATGTCTTCATCAAAATAGCGATAAACGCAGAAGAAATCAATCGAAAGCTAAACCAAATAGCAAGGGATCTTGAAAGATTCGTAGACACGTGCGAAGAAGTTGCTGAAAAGTGCAATCGCGCGTTTGGGAGCATGTATGATAGCTTCATGAAATGGGCAACTAGGCTCGGAGCAGTAAACACATACATAAAATTCTTTGAGAACATGGGTAATGCATGGGAAAGTCTCATGACAAAAGGAGGTAAGCTCAATACCGCCTTCCAGTATATAGGCGGTTGCATAACAACCGCCGTAGACGGACTAAAAAGCTTTGGTGAAAAAGCGGTAAAGGTAGGGGATGATATTTATAGCTGGCTGATTCCAAAGTTAAAGGCGGCGGGTACTGTTATCGCCTCGTATAGCCAAAAACTTTGGCTGATGTTGGGCCCAAAAGGCTTGATCATCGCAGCGGTCGCCGCTATCGTCGGCGCGGTCGTTGGCTGGGTCAAAAACTGCGAAGATGCTCAAGAAAAGCTCGCGGCTATCTGGGCTAAAATTCAAGATGCCATAGAACCGGTCATCAACTTCATTAAGAATTTAGTCAGTACGGTCTTCGGCTGGATACAAATCTTCCTCTACAACCATGGCGCGACAATCCAAAATGCCATAAGCACTGTATGGAATACGATAAGCGGGATATTTCAAGGGGTTTTCAGCTTCATCCAGAACGCGCTGGGGATATTTATCAATATATTCCAAGGCAATTGGCAAGGCGCGTGGAACTATGTGCTGAACATAGGACAGAACTTTATGTACAGCATCTCTGACATACTTGGTGGCATTGTCAACATAGGCCGTAACCTCATCTACGGTCTCTGGAACGGCATAAACGCCATGAAGCAGTGGATAACCAACAAGATAACCGGCTTCTTCAACAACAGCGTACTTGGCTCTGTGGCTAGGTTTCTTGGCATCAACTCCCCATCGCGCGTCTTCGCCGACAAGATAGGCAAAGGCATCGTGCAAGGTGTGGCCGAAGGCATCGACAAAGAAGCCTGCACCGCCGAGGAAGCCGCTATTGCTATGGCGCGGAGTGCGCTTGAGCCGCAAGTCGAGATGTTCGAGCTGACGTTTTTGGAGATCTCCGAAATCGTCGTCCGCACGTTAGAAGCCATGAACCGCAAGGTATTGCAGATTATCCGCAACATGACGGCGACGATGGACGCGATATTACAATCGGACGGGTTTAGGATTGGGCGTAGCTTCTTTAGGGCTTTAGGTGATGGGCTTATCGCAGAAGAATCGGCTTTACTCTCACGTGCTTGGTGGGTGGCTGACGAGATCCGTCGCGCATTTGCGAGCTGGGGTCATGGCGGAGATATACATCCGTCGCATGCGGCGGTGAACGCGGCGAATAGCTGGGCGGCGAACCATCCCGATTTAGTAGCGCAGATGGCGGAGAATGCGCCGATGGCAGAGCAGAGTGCGACTATTGTTCAGAATTTTTATGGGGTACGCGAGGAGAGAACAGCATATCAGGCCTACAGAGCGGCGCAGAGGGTTGCGTGGGGGATTAGGTAATCCCTGCGTGCGGATAACCACCCCGACGCTACGCGTCACCCTTCCTAAAGGAGGGGAATGTAGAACCCTTGTGGGACGATTGCCATCGTCCCCTATGAGGGGAATTAAAGAGATTGCGGATCAAGTCCGCAATGACGATTATGGGGATGCGTAGAGCGCGTCTCTTATTTATTTTAAGGAGGAAATTATTATGACTAAGGAAATTAAGATTAAGAAGTTATCAGAGTATAGCACTATTGAGGGTATAAAGATTTTGGGCAGGTTAAACCGCGCGATTGCGCCGTATACGAAGGATAAGGAGTTTATGGCGAAGCTAAAGGGCTGTTTTACAAGGGTTGACAAGAAGGATAAGGACAGCGCGGGGCTTATGATTTTTATGGAGATTGTGGAGCTGATAACGGAGTCCGCGCCGGAGCTTTTGTTTGAGCTGGTGGCAATCCTCTGCGAAGCGGACAAGAAAGATATCGCAGAAGCGAATGCGCTTGATGTGGTCGATGCGATTATTATGCTCCGCGACGACGTGAGGCTGATGGATTTTTTGTCGAGTCGCTTTTCATTGGGGCAGAGCGGGTCAGCGTCTATCTAAACGACTTCCGGGGGAGTTGTTTGGACGAGGCTCTTTTTTATGTGAAAAGCAGGAATGAGATTGACACGGAGAGTAGGGCTAGGGCGGAATATGACTCGATGATGCTTTGGATGATCGCGCAGCCGACCAGGAAAGAGCCGGAGAAGTTGGTGAGTTTTGGCGAGATGTATGGCCGAGAGAGGGAGTCGGGCGGCAAGGACGCGAAGGGGATTATGGAGGAGCTGTTGGAGAAGCTGGAGGTAAAGACGCCGGTGGGAGCAAGCCCCCCGCCCTACGGAATGTGATTAGGACGCGACGGCGTTCTTTTTTAATGTAGTTTTGGGCGGAGCGGGAGCGTTATCCGCCCATGAATATTTTTGGAGGAGGTTTTTTATGTTAGTTACACCGGATATTACTTTATCGTATGTTAATTCGGCGGGTCAGGAGATGGATTTGACTTATTTTTCGCCGTTTGTGTGTACGAGTTGTGACGAATCGGTTAATAATCAGGTGCATTCGATTAAACAGCCGGGTGTGCATGGGAAGTTTTTTACGGGGATGAGCTTGGATGAGAAGTTTATCACACTTTCGGGCGAGGTTAGGCGCGAGGTGACGCTGGCGGCGGCCGAGCGGACGCTGCAAAATGTGTTTAACCCGACGCTTGAGGGAACGCTGCATTTTAGGCATCGCCGCGAGAATGTGCCGAAAGAGATTCCGTGCAGAGTTGGGGCGCAACCGAGCGTTTTTTGGCGTGGGGGGCGGCTTTGTTTTGATGTTAGCTTGGTTTGCCTTGACCCGTTTTGGAAAGGGCGGGCGGTGACGGAGCTGATTGCGGCGACGATGAAGGAGTTCTATTTCCCGGCGTATATACCGGAGGGTGGAATGTCGTTCGGTACGAGAAGGGCGACTTTGGAGTCGGAGTTTGAGAATGCGGGTAATGTGCGAGGCGGGTTTGTTGCGACGATTAGGGCGCGCGGCGGTTCGGTTACGAATCCGGAGATTAGGAACATCTTGACCGGCGAGCGCATCCGCATTATCTATAATATGGAGCGCGACGATGTGATTACGATTATCAGCACGCTCCAGGAGCGACGCGTGCTGATTAACGGCGTGAACGGGTTTAGACACTTGGACGCGGAAGTATCGACGTTTTTTATGATCGATGTTGGTACGAATGTGATCGGCTATTTCGCGGACGAGAATGTGAGTAATGTGTTCATGTCGGTCAGATATATCCCGAATTACACGTTTGCGATAGGGTAGGAGGGAATTTATGATAGAAATTTATAAGGGCTATGAGCTTATCGGTCTGTCGCCGGTGTATTCAAGGTTCGTTTGGACGAGGCGGTTCGCGCGCGCGGGCGAGTTTCGGCTGGAGACGCATTTTTGTTCGGAGTTGTTCAGGGAACTTGCCATCGGCAATGTAATCTACAAACGTGACACTGACGAGGCCGCCATAATTGAACATCGTAGCGTGATTCAGACCGCGAATGATGAGCTGCTGTTGGTTGTCGCGGGTAGGCATCTTTCGAGTATACTCGATCGGCGTGTGTTTAGCTTTGAAGGAGAGATTGGTGTCGGTGAGTTACTTCGGCATATAATTAATACTAACTTTTTGGCAGGCGCGGGAGCGAATCGCTCGATGGCGGGCGACGGGTTTCGCTTCATAATGGGCAATTTACCGAACACAATAATTTCGGTCGAGTACCGAAATCAAAACGTCTACAACGCGATCAGCACACTTTGCGCTGAGCACGGACTTGGCTTCAAAGTACGCTTTAGACCGACAGAGCGGACGCTTGAATTTATGTTTGTTCAGACGAATGAAACTGATGCCATCTTTTCCAAAGAGTTCGCAAACGTTATTGAACAAAACTATATCGATGATATAGAACGCTATCGAAATGTTGTATATATCGACGACCAATTTGTACATAATGACACATTGTTTCGTGGGTTTGAGCGTCGTGAAATAGCGATAGCTGCGCCGCGAGGTTCGGGAGAAATGACGTATTTCTTGCAATCGGCGCGTGATGCATTACACGAGAACCGAAAAATCCAGGTGCTTTCAAGCACAATCAACCCGCACAGTGAACAATTTGTCTACCAAAAAGATTGGGATATAGGCGCAATGGTGACAAGCAGAAGCGCAGATCTAGGTTTTATGGAGCGTGAGCTGGTGAGCGAGATTGTCGAGATCTATGGCGAGGAGGGGCTGAGCCTGGTGGTGAATTTGGGGAGTGACATGATGTAGTGAATGACTTATCGGTCTAGCGTGTCGGATAATTATTGACGAAAGGGGCGATTCGTTGGTCGCCCCTATGGGTTGGAGAACGAGAATATTGTGATGAAGGTGTAATTTCTCCGGCAAGTCAGAATAGCTTACGAGTGGATCGCCAAAGATACCAAAAGCTCCGCGAAATGAAGTTATAGGCCTTTGGAAAAGAGCGTATTGCAACCGCAGAAGGAGATGTTCGAGATGAGCTTCTTGGAGATATCGGCGATTGTCATCCGAACCCTCGACCAAATGGCACGAAATGCGATACGAATCATCCGCAACATGACGGCGACGATGGATGCGATATTACAATCGGATGGTTTTAGGATTGGCAGGAGCTTCTTAGTCACCGCCTTCCAGTCCATAGGCGGTGCCGTTGGCACCGCCTACAACGGACTAAAAAGCTTCGGTGAGGGAGCGGTAAAGTTGGGGGGTGACATTTACAACTGGCTATATCTAAAGCTGAATGCCGCCGGTAAGGCAATAGTCGCCTTTGGTATAAAAGCTAAGGCGGCGGGCGCAAAGTTGCTACTTATCTTAGGCCCTAAAGGCCTAATCATCGCCGCTATCGCCGCAATAGTCGGCGCAGTCGTCGGCTGGGTAAAGAACTGCGAAGACGCACAGGAGAAGCTAAGGATGGTGTGGGAGAAGATACGAGCGGTCATCGAGCCAGTGATCAACTTCATCAAAGATCTAGTCGGGCGTGTTTTCGGATGGATACAAGGGTTTATAGACGATCATGGTGAGACTATAATGGGCATATTCCGCGTTGTATGGGACACGATAAGCGGGATATTCGAGCGAGTCGTGGAGAATATACAATCGGTGCTTCGTCAAACTTCCGTCAATTGACGGAATATGCAAAAAACCACATGACCCTATGTGTACGATACGAATCGCACATATAGAGCCGTGTGGTTTTTATATACGGCGAATAAAAACGAAAGGAGTGATGCGTATGAGGGTGGATACTACTGACCAGTAAACAAAAACCAGGCTGGCAAGCCGAAAGAAATCCAGCCCATCCACATTGAGAAAATAAATAAGCTGTAGAGTGTGGCAGCAATCTTTAGGATCATAGGCTCTTTTAGCCTCCACACCATAATAATTCCAATGGGAGGCAAGAAGGTTAAGCAAAAAATGATACCGGTTGAAATAGTATGATTTGAATCAGACTTAACGGGCTTACCGACTGAACATTCATTCGACGAGAGAGGAGGGGCGGCATCTTGTTCCATCTTTTTCAGCTCTAACTCCAACTCCATCTGTTTAAGCTTGATCTGTTCTAGTTCAAGCTCTCTGTCTTTATTATCTTTATCTTTCACATCGGTGGATTCTCTCGAACTCATCAAAACACCTCATTCTTTAAAGTCTATTTCAGAAGTTGGATAAATTGTAACATGGAACAGAAAAATATGCAAGGATTTCAGACAAAAAAACTAATAATTAAGGAGGGTTTACATGAATTTATTTGATGTCTTCATAAACATCGCAGTAAATGCAGAAGAAATTAACAAGAAACTGAACAAAGTGCTACGTGGATTGAAAAGATTCGTGGACGCGTGCAACGAAATGGCAGATAAGTGTCAAAGCGCATTTGACAAAATGCGAGATGGATTTTTTGAGATCGCAACTACACTTGGGGCTATAAACACATACGTGAAATTTTTTGAAAATATAGGAAAGGGCTTTGGGAAGCTCAAAGAATATACAGGAGGCTTGTGGGGCGTGTGTTCGGCTGGATATCGGGCTTCATAGACGACCACGGTGAGACGATCATGGGCATCTTTAGAGTCGTGTGGGATACGATCAAGGGCATCTTTGAGCGTGTCGTGGAGAACATACAATCGGTATTCAGAATCTTTTCTGCCATCTTCAGCGGTGATTGGTCGGCCGCATGGGACGAAGTACTCAAGATCGGTGAGCGATTCATGGGTACGATTGAGAACGTACTTTCGGGCATCGTGAATATAGGCCGTAACCTCATCGAGGGTCTTTGGAACGGCATCAATGCTATGCGCGACTGGATAACGAACAAAGTCACCGGCTTCTTTGACAACATTCTCGGTGGAGTTAGGCGATTCTTTGAACGTGTTCCGTCAATTGACGGAACATACAAAAACCACATGACTCTATGTGTATGATATGCATCGTACATGTAGAGCCGTGTGGTTTTTATATACGGCAAATAAAACGAAAGGAGTGATGCGTATGAGAGCGGGTATTACCAGGCTAAGATTATAGGCCACCGCTCCATGTAGTACCAGCCTAACATCCAGCCTACTATGGCATAGAGAGCGGCTAAACCAAAGAGTGTAAGAAGGATTTTTATGAAGATAGGCAAATCTTTGCGTCTCCACACTATAATAATCCCAATAGGCGCTAAAAACATTAAACAAAAAATAAGCCCTTGAGATACTAGGGACTTGGACTCAGGCTTTTCCGACTCGCCCCGAACATTATTTCGGTCGGGAGGAAGGGCAGATTCCTGCTTCAATTTTTCCAACTCTAACTCCATTCTTATTCTTTCCATCTTAGCTTGCTCCAACGCAAGCTCATTTTCTTTATCTTTTAAGTCAGTGAATTCGCTCGAACTCATCAAAACACCTCATTTCTATAAAGTTTATGTTAAGAGTTGGATTAATTGTACTATGGCAGGAGTGAAAAAGCAAGAAAATACTATGAAAGGGGAAATGCGTATGCGCGCATAAAAATAGAGACGCAAGAAGCGTCTCTATTGCCCCATGAACACGAACCAAGTCGGTAAGCCGGGTCTAATCCAGCCTGCTAGTACTGAAAGCGCAAGTAAACCAAATAGTGTTCCAAGGATTTTAATGAAAATGGGTGCTTTACCCATCCAAAGCAAAATAATTCCGATGGGAGGTAACACGGTTAAGCAGAAAGCAACACCGTATGAGACTGGAGGATCTACTTTGGATTTGGGCGACTCGAGCGTTTGGTCAGAGGGGAGGGTGTTTTGCTTTACTTTTTCTAATTCTAGCTCAAGTCTTACTCGCTCGAGTCTCGCTTGCTCTAGTTCGAGTTCGGATTTGTTATCTTTCATTTCAGTGGATTCATTCGAGTTCACTAAAGCACCTCATTTCTATATGGAGTACGCTATGTACTTTTCGCCTATTGTACAAGCATCACTAAAGTATAAATGTATGCACCCAATAGGCATCGTCACGGGGGCACTCGGCAAGCTAGGTGGTGCAATCGCCGCAGGCATAGCCGCGATAGCATCGCTCAAACTGGCTGTTTATGGGCTAAATATTCGCAAAATCTACTTAGCATGGACTTGCGAAGAGAACCAAAAAATCATCACAGAAGCCTGGAAGCGCATACAAAAAAGCATCGCGTTAGCTATTGACTTCATCTCGGAGCGTATAAAATCGTTCGTTGACTTTTTCACGAAAGAATGGGGGCCTAATTTCACAAAGGCTTTAGATGTTGTCCAAAAATTCGTGGCAGAACTGCCTAAAAAGCTGGCGGAGATGGTCTACATAGGTCGCAACGCGGTCATTGGCTTGTGGGAAGGGTTCAATAGCATGCGATCATGGATTAGCGAGAGGATAGCGGAATTTGCGCGGAGTAATATTTTGGGCACTGTGCAAAGGGTGCTGGGGATTAACTCTCCATCGAAGGTCTTCGCTGATAAAGTCGGCAAAGCTATCGTGCAAGGTGTGGCGGAAGGTATCGATGACGAGGCGTATGTTGCTGAAAAATCCGCGCTGGAAATGGCACAAAATGTTCTTGGTTCACAGAAGGAAATATTTGAGCTAAGTTTCATCGAAATCGCAGAGATTGTCATCCGAACCCTCGACCAAATGGCGCGGAATGCTATACGAATCATGCGAGACATGGCGGCTAGTATTGATGCTATGTTACAATCGGACGGGTTTAGGATTGGGCGTAACTTCTTCCGTGCATTAGGCGACGGTCTTGTTGCTGAGGAGGCGGCATTGCTATCAAGAGCATGGTGGGTAGCTGATGAGATCCGTCGTGCATTCGCGAGCTGGGGTCATGGTGGTGACGTGCATCCGTCGCATGCGGCGGTCAATGCCGCGAATAGCTGGGCGGTGAATCATCCGGATTTGATAGCGGCAATGGCGGAGCAGAGTGCGACTATAAAAGTTCCGTCAATTGACGGAATATGTAAAACAATATACGGCTCTATGTACTTGAAAGGAATAGTCAAGCATATAGAGCCGTATGTAGTATACGGTAAATAAAATGAAAGGAGGAATGCGTATGCGCGCGGATACTACCAGGCTAAGATTATAGGCCACCGCTCCATGTAGTACCAGCCTAACATCCAGCCTACTATG